AACGCCGCTTCGACCAACGATGTATCAATTAGAGAGATTACTCAGCAATTTGAGTATTTCCTCAAAGGCTGCGGGTTTTACTTCCATTCGCTGGAAGTCCACGCCACCGACCCGGACGCCCTTAACAATGAAGAATAGAGACGAGGAGGCCGTCAAGGCCCTGCAATATCTTCTGGACGAAGGATTTATTGTGGCTGGGTTTAAGGAAGGGCATCCCGCCCTGTTTCTAACGACCGAGCTCAAGGAGGTCCACAAGGCAATCAAACACCGGCCGGAGCATTTACGCTACAAGGTGCACGAGGACGCGGATTGGTGGAAAAATGGCTAAAATATCCCTTGCGGTTATCTGCGGCACCGGGCACGAGCCGTTCCTTGAAAAATTAGCCCAGTCCGCCCAGGGCTTTATGGATGAACTGGTGGTCGTTGCGGCCACCGGCACGGCAGAACACAAGATAGCCGAAACCGCCCAAAAGCTGGGCGCGGTGTATGGGGAATACAAAAACAACCCTTACAACCAATGGCCCCACCTAGATGACTTCGCCGCCGCCCGAAACATGGCCAACTCCTTGGCAACGGGAGATTTTGTCATGTGGGCGGATACAGACGACATCTTTCCCGAGGGTCAGGCCCAAAAACACAGAGAAGCTATTGAAGCCTGGGGCGATTACGATGCCCTGGCCACCCGCTACGACGTGCCCAATGCCGGATACCGCAACGTGCCGCGGGAACGCATTTTTAGAAGAATGCCGGACGGCTCGCTTCCTGGGGAGTGGCGCGGGCGGGTGCATGAACTATTCGCCCTGAAGATAGGCACAAAATGGCTCTACCGGCCTGACCTGGTAATTCAGCACGCGCCCGAGGAGAAGGGGGTTGAAGGCATTGCCGCCGGCAAGGAGAGGAACCTTCGCATTCTGGGCTCTCAAACAGGCAACTTAGCCAGCAACCTTTATTACCTAGCCACGGAATATTTCTTGGGCAACAACCCTCAGGCCTCCATCGGCCCCAATATGCTGGCTCAACAGATTGCCGGGATTGACGCCTCCCAAAAATACCACCTTCACCTGATGGCCGCGCAAATGTACGCAGACCCAGGCAAAAAACTGGAGGAGCTTGGCAAGGCCATTGTTCTTTCCCCCTGCCGGCGGGAGGCCTACGGACTGCTGGCCGAAACAAGAATTAGCGCAGGGGCACACCTAGAGGCCATTGACATTCTTCGCAACGTGGATGCCATGCCTTATCCCAAGGAAGCCGTCTGGAATCTTGAGGAAAAATGGTACAACGGGCGACCCAAGGAACTAATTGCCCACTGCGAGGCTGCATTAAATGAAAAAGCACAGAAACAAAGCTAAAAGCCTTTCCGAAAAGCGAAGGATGTCCAAGTTTGGCATCTGGAAAACGGCTCCTTATGGGGAGCCGGCCAAAGGCAAATGGCACAAGAAAAAATAACACTTCAGGCCATCGAGGCCATTGCCCAAAAAGACTTTCTGGTCTGGTGGGAGGGTTTTACCAAAATCCTTAACAAGGAGGCCCAGCTAATCAGCCCTCGGGCCAATTTTCTTCAGAAACATGTGGCTGAAGTCGTGGCGTGGATGCAACAAAACAGTCATCCCGTCAGGCTGGTCCTCCTCAAGCCGCGGCAAATGGGGAGCTCCACCATAACGTCAGCCGTCATAACCCATTTCTTAAGGGCGAATCCAAATACAACAGGCTGTCTTCTTGGAGACGAGCTAGACACTTCTCAGAATCTTCTAACGATGGTGCACCGCTACATAGAAAACGACTCCTTGCAATGGGGGCACACCTATACCCACAGCCGGGGAGAGTTTTCCCATGGCTCGCGCATTGTAAAAGAGACTGCCAACGACCCTGGGGCTGGCCGCTCCATGACGCTTCAGGCCCTTCTTTGTTCCGAGGTGGCCCACTATCGCAGGGCGGGGGAAAGGAGCGGGGAAAAAATCCTTTTGGCCATCCGCAACTGCGTCCCGCTCAAACCCGGAACCATCATTATCGAGGAAAGCACCCCCAACGGGGCTGGAGGAGCGTTCTACAACACTTGGCAACAGGCCGTGGAATTTGAGGAATTCAAAGCCGGCAACCGCGGGAACGGATATGTCAGAATTTTTGCCGCTTGGCACGATTTTGAGGAAAACACCGATGAAATTCCCAATGACTTCACTCTTACATTCAGGGAGGAAGACCTAAAAACCAAGTTTTCACTTGAGGACGGGCAACTGGCGTGGCGACGCAATGTGTTAAAGAACAAATGTGCTGGCGACCATAAGCAGTTTGACCAAGAGTACCCTTCCGACCCCGTCACTTGCTTCCTGACCAGCGGGAGGCCGAGGTTTGACCAGGACGGGCTGGCCCACCTAGACGCCATTTCCCAGAAAAAGGACTATCTAAACGGCGTTTTGGACGTCCCGACAGGGGCCAGTTTGCCCATTTTCCGGTCCACCACACCCGCCGAAAGCTGGCTGTACGCGTGGGAACACCCCCAGGTGGGGGCTAGATACCTGATTTCCGTGGATTGCATGACTGGATTCTCCCAAACCGGCGAAAAAGACCCCGATAGGCACTCCGTATTTGTCTTAAGGGCTGGTTATCATAAGGATGGGAAATACGTCAGGCCGGCCACCGTGGCCAGAATCCGGCCCCCATGCAGGGTGGACATAGATGTGCTGGCAGACCTGGTCATCCGGACGGCTAGGTACTACGGAGGGCTTGGGGGATGCCTGATTGTGCCCGAAGTCAACGGCCCGGGGCTTGCCCTGATTGAGTTACTCAAGGCCGAAGGCGCAAATATCTATCAAAGAGAGATTTTCAACATGCGGGACAGCAAAAGAAGCAAGGCCCTGGGGTGGCAAACCACGGACAAAACAAGAAGGATGGTCATAGAGGGGCTGGCCGCGCTCATCAGAGACTACCAAGAGAAGGATTCCGGAGTGGATATATGGTGTAGGCATGCCTTGGCGGAACTAAGGAGCTTCATTGTCACCGACAGCGGCAGACCCGAGGCCTCCGCGGGAAGGCATGATGACGATGTCCTGTCTTTGGCTATAGGCCTAGCCACTATTGAGGGAGCCACGGCCTATTCCGAGCCAGTGGTAGTAAGGAAATACCCCAAGGACTTGCAAAGCTTAATGGAATCCCGTTCAGGCATGGTTTTATCGAGCTACAGCTAGGGAAGCATTGGTGGGATAGGGGATGAAATTCCCAATTTGTGCCCAACAATGGGCGCATGGCGTTTAACAAGGCACCATCGTTTTGGCTGGGCAGCGGCTATTCGCTGGATGGCTCCCCAACCGATGCCATCAAATTTAACCTCTCCAACAACAGCCCGGCCACATTACTTGAGCTCACCGCGGCCGAGGCTAACCCCACTACCGGCAACATTCAGGAAATCATGTTCGCCTTCTGCGAGAAGTTTTACCAAGTCTACGAATCCATGCGGGTTAGCGGAAGCCCCGCAGGCTCCGATGCTCCGGAGAACCTGACCGTCCGCGTAACAACCAACACCATTCAGGTTCAGCCGGAAGTTTTGCAAAGGAGCTACACTTTTAATTTTAACGTCAGCCCGGCGTTTGCAACCACAGGAACCTAATATGCCAAAGAAATATAAAGGCCCGAGCAACAAAGAGGTTTTTGCAGGCTTTCAGGCTATGCAGGACCAAATTGAAGAAGACGATTATTTTTCCGGTGCGCCCATGGCGGCGCAAGAGGCCGACCAAGACAACCAGAACTCCGCAATCCGCTCCAGCCCTGAATCGCGCAAAATTAGCGCAAACATCGCCAGCGGGTTGCAACAGATTCCCCGCGTCAGCCCTGGGTACGAGCCCAAGAAGAGCAAGCCGTCCGCCGGCGGGGCGCGCCCTCCCAAGAAGCAAAAGATGGTGGCAAAAATAAACACTCGGAAGGCATACGACTCATGAAGAAAGGCGACAAGCAGTTTGATGTTGGCTACGGCCAAGGCGGTGGCGGTGGAGCGGCCGGCGCATATAAGGGTCCCGGCGGCGGCTATGGTGGCCTAGGCGGCCCCGCCATTAACCATAAAACTTCATTTAGAATGGGTTACGAATCGGGAATGAGGGACCAGCGTAACGCAGAAGGAGTAAAGCAAAGACTCGAAAGCTTTGCCCGCCAAGAGGCAACTAGGCCCGTGCCGAAAAGTGCAATTGGCTCCAAAAGCGAAGTGAAGGTTGACAAAACTCTTGCCAAAACAGGCATTGCGGCCGGAGTTGCCGGAGCAGCTGGTTATTCAATTGCTAAAAAGAAAAAGGATTCTGATAGCTACCGCAAAAACCCGCGCATGGCTGATGCGCCGCCCAAAATAAACCTTCGCAAAGCCTACGAGGACTAAATGGAAGATAACTACATCCAGCCGAACATTTATCGCCCCAACCGAAGGGGGGATACGGCAACCGAGGAGGCTCCCTCCAATTTTGCAGGGTTGGGCGGCAACTTTGCCGGCCCCATGGGTGATTTTACGGCAAGATTCCTTCAGGCGCGCATCAGCGGAATGAACAGGGCCACGGTTGACCCCCGCGTTAACCAGAGGCGGGTCATGGCCTCGCCAGAATTTGCCTTAGCCAAGGCTCTTGGAATCTCTACCCCGTATAACAGTGGTGGCAGTCAAATTGACGTCGGGCGAATGCAGCAAAGGGCACAATCCCCCAGCGCCATGGAGCGGGACTACGCAAATGCAAGGTTAAAGGAATTTAACGAGCGCAACGCCGGCGTGGAGCTTAATCCCGTTATGGCCGTGGCTGGACTTGGCTCCATGCAAGATGCCATTCCAAATGAGCGGGCTTCGGTTGCCATTCCCAGCGAACCAGAAAAGCCGTCAGAGCCACGCAAGCCCATTGCGCCCCGCCAGCCGGTTCCCGGCGCGCCCACACCCGGGCCATCCGCTCCCCAGCAAACAGGAGCCGAGGAGGCGGCAAAACCCATCAGCCGTGTTGATGCCGAAAGCGCAACCCGGGCCCCCGTCGGAGCTCAAAACAGGCCCCCCATCGCCCCTTATGGCCAGCCGGAAATGCAGACACCACAACGGCAGACCACCAAAGGACCAAGGCTGGATACTGACAGAATTAACGAAACCGTGGAACGCCAGGAGGCGGCCACCCGCAGTTTAGACCAAGAGAATAATGCCGAAAATAAAATGGTAATTGCTGGCCAAAGAAACGCGGCCCAGGACGAAAGAGAGGCAATCAAAAAAGATTACGATAGGCAGGTGGGGAATCAGGCAAACGTTGCCGCAAGGAATAAGAAGTTTTTTGGGAACGAATCTGGTCCAGACGGCGGGCAGTCATTCGCCGCGCAAGGCCGCCCGGCCCCACTCCAGCCGCTTGGCAACGCGCGCCGAGGTGATGGCGGGCCGGGCGGATACGGAGCAGAAGGCATCATGACCAATCGGCCCGCCCGGAGCCAAACCGAGCTTGAGGACAGAGCACAAAAATTTGCAGCGGACGGGGAACGCAATCGCGCCGCTCGAGAGCAGAAAAAAGTTGAAGATTTTGCCGTAAAAGAGCGGCAGCAAAGATTCCCAGTCAAAGACCAAGGCAAGCCCACCGAGCGTGGCTATGCCGGCCCGCAACCAAGATATCTTGGCGGCGGAACAATCCGAAGAGTCTAACCATGTTGTCTTACGACAACACCAGCCATGGGACTGCCCGACCGGCTTAACGAGAATCCCTCCGGAAGGTTTGCGTCCTCCCCTTACGCGGGGCCGCTTTACACCCCTTCCGAGGCTCGGGCGGAACTGGCAAGGCGACAGAGGGAGAAAGACGCAGCCGAGAGAGCGCGCCGAGAAGCCGCCAACTACGAAACCAAGGTATCGGCGGATGAGTTTGGCATAGAGACACAACAAGCTGGTGGCCTGACCCTACCCAAGGTTGCCACTGACCCTAGCTCCGGGGCCAGCAGCCTGGAGTACAAAACACAGGAGCTAACGGACACGCAGGGACGCCAGCGCAAAATGAACAAGGCGGGTCGGCTGGAGCCCGTCCAGCAGGGGGTGGTTCAATATCTGCCCGGCGACAGCAAAACCGAGGGCATGGCCGACCCGTCCATTCTTTATCGGGTAGAACGGGCTCCCGAGGAAATAGGCCAAGAAGGATACGACATGGGCATGCGCCGGCCTCGCAAAGTCGAGCCGGTGGGGCGGATGGACCTCCTGACGGACAGCACCATCCCCGAAGTCCAGTTTGCCGCCCGGCAAAACATGATAACGAGGAACCAGTCCATCTACAAAGATGCGGATACTCTCCTAGGGAACCGCGAGGCTGAGGCCAAAAACCAGTATAACGATATCACCAACCAAATGGCCGAGCTTAAGGCGCGGCAAGAAGCCACCCCGCTTCCGGAAATGCCCAAGGGAGACGAGGCCACCGCGTTAGCGGCGATCACCCAGGAGAACGAGCGTCGCGCCAACGAAATGAAGGCCCTGGAGGCTCAGCGGCTTGAGGCCAGCAAGAGGGCGGTTGATTTTGGGAAACAGAGAATTTCCCTGCAAAACCTCCAAAAAGACGCGGCGCATGTGGAGTTCCTAAACCGCGCGGTGGCCAATGCCCGCTCCCGCGGGGAAGACCCCAACAAAGACCCGATTGTCAATGCGCTAAAGGAGTCTTACGCCAATCTGCGAATCCAAGCACCGGAAATTGAAAATCCAATGCTGGCCGGTTCCATGGTGTTCCCAACGCGCGGACCAATGGTTGACCCTGGCGAGGGCTCTCCCGAGGCGGCCGCCATGCAAGAGCGGCAGGGCTTTACGGAAACCGCCAAACAGGACGAGGCCAAAACCCTCGCAGACGTGAAGGCGCAGATTGAAGAAAGAAAGCGTAAAGCCGAGCCCATCATCCAGAACGCCCAAGACCGTATGGTCGAGTTTAACCTGAAGCGCACCACTAGGGACAGGCTGGCCGACAAATACAATGCTCTCTTGGGGGCACGGGGAGAGGCCACCCGGGAAGACGCCAACCTCATTGACGGACAGCTGGACGGACTGGAGCGGATTATCGGCCAGATGGACAAGGAGCTTGATGTAAGACAACAGGACACCGTCAGGGCCTCGGCCTCGGCAGAAGCGGAGAAGGAGTTTGCCAACGAAAACGCCGCCATGATGGAGGAGGCCGGCAAACAAAAGATTGCGGAAGGCTATCGCAAGGCCAGCGAACAGATTTCGGCTCAAAAAAAAAGAGAAGAGGTAGCGACACCTCCGGCCCTTGACCAGCGGCCGGCCCAGATTGACAAGGAGATAAACTCCATCCCGGAAGAGCAACTTCCGCAGAAACAAGCCGAACTAATTGAGCAAGGGGTTCTCCCGCCCGAAGCAGCCAAACAGAGCCTTGGCCGGAACCTTTTTAATCAATTGGTCAAAGGGACGTTTGCAGCGAATCAGAGGATGATGTACGCGGGGCTTCGCTCCGCTTCCGCTTGGCTAAAATCCGACCCGCGCATGCCTACTGGCATCGTGGACATGATTCTCAATCCGGCCGATACCGGCTGGCTGGAGGAAGCGGCCGAAGCTGCAAAAGCAAACGCGGAATGGTTTGATAAAACTTTCCCTACTGACGAGGCGTTTAACCAAAGCTACGTCGGCGGCGTGGCCAAGGGGATATCCGAGCTCCCGGCGCAATTTGCCCCCTATTTGGCGACTGGAGGGCTTGGCGGGTGGGCATTGGGCGGCCTCTATAACTTCTCCTATTTGATGGATGAGGCTTATCAGAAATACGGCGGGAACCCAGAGTTTGAGAAACTAAATGAGGCTCAAAAAGCCAACTTTGCGGCCACTTATGCCATGCCAGCAG